CTTGCTGGTGTTGGCAATGCCAGCTTCCAGGAGCTCATCGAGGCCGGTAACCTCGGTGTAGGCGACCTCATTCTCAGCGTTTTCCAGCAGGATCAGAGGCACACCGAAGCCCAGCTGGCCAATCGGCTTGGCAAGGTCAATGTTTACCTTCACGTCATAAGCCATGTTTTATTCCTCCTTGATAACCAGTTTGTTGGAGACTTGTACTTTTTCGATGGTACCCGTCCCGCTATCGGACGGGTTTTGCACTTCATCGCAAACAGAAAAGACAACATCGAAGCCGCATTTCCTCTCGTACTCAACGGTCAGCATGTTGTCCCTGTTTGTGATGTCGGTTACTTTTTGCACGATGATGCCGTGCTCAGACAGCCACAGGCGGCCCGTGTGGGTGAACCACTCCCGCGCCTTGGAGGCATACTTGACGCTTTCGTCGTAGTCGGCAGCGAGGAACGAAAAGCTCCAGATGCTCTGCATCCACAGACGGTCGATGCCATCCTCGTGCTGCTGCCATGTTCCATTGTTCGCCTTTGCGGGCGTGGTTGCCTTGGCCGTTCCGTAGGGATAGGCAGGAGCCCTTGCTGTCTGGTCACCGTGGATCACCAGGATGCCGAGGTAGCTGTTCAGCCCCGTCAGCACATCCGTCCGCATCGCCTTGAAGTCAAGCACCGGAGCCACCTCCTTCGTCGCAATGCATGCCCAGCCGCGAGTTGCCAATCAGGCCCATGCCCAGCGCAACGCCACCCTCGAATGCGCTGACATGCCGCAGGAAGTAGCTGTACACGCCCGTAAACTCAGCATTCTCGTGCTCAGATTCGACCATGTACTTGTGGCCGTTGTAGACCACCTCAGCGCCTACAAGGGCCTGGGGAAGCGGCTGCTGCATGAACAGCCGCCTGTCCTGCCGGGTGATCTTACCCTCAGAGCGGAATACCTTGCTTTCCTTGAAGGCGATGATCGCGCCCTTGTATTCGGTGCGCGTCTCCGCGCCGTCCTGCCAGTCGCCAGCCTCATCATAGCCGCCGCCCGTGTGGGTGATGGCCGTGAATGTGTTGGAGAAGTCCAGGATCAGGCCGGAAAAATCAAAGTATTGTCTGCTCATCAGGCTTTCCTCCAGGTGATACCTTGTTCGATCATGTCGCCGGTGCTCACCAGCGGGTTGCTGCTGCCCTTGTTGTCGATGGTGAAGGGATGGTTGGCGGGGTTTTTCAGGTCGATGGCGTAGTCCTTGATGATGTCGACGAGCTCCATGCCCACCGCATCAAAGAACGCCTCTACGTCCAGCTTCCCCGCGGCCACGTCCGCCATGAGCAGCTGCGCGTGCTGCATCACTTGCTTGCTCCCTGCGTCGTAACCGGCGCGTAGGAAGGATCGCTCAGGGATGTGGATGTGGGTGGTGCTGTCTTTGAGATGCAGCCCCTGCCCGTGCAGGTAAGCCCGCATGGCCGGGGTGACCACAATGTCCAGGCCGTACTCATGGATAGGGGCAAGCCACGCATGCTCACCCTTGAATACGCCCACTTCCACCGCCTTGCCAGCGATGGCCTGCATCCGCTTCACCATGCTGGGGAAGCCGTTCTTGGTTGTCTTCCATCTTGCCGTTACGCCCACGTCACCACCGCCTCTTGGCAGGGAACACGCGCACGGTAGACTTGAGGTAGTCGCCCAGCAGGGAATGGGCGAGCTGCCAGAGCGCCGCGGACTTGCCCGTCGTGTTGAACGACATGCTCAGTCCTTCGATGCTCTGGCTTGCCACGCCCTCCCGCAGGCTCATCGCCTCGGAATACTTGAGCACGAACAGCTTTGCACATGCAGGAAGCGCCTTGATACTCTCCGCGTCGTCCTTGGAGAATGTCAGCGTGGTGTGCTCCAACATCCAGTCAAGGGCCGCTTCCGCCTGCAGCAGGGCCACCGCGTCTCCGGTGACAGGGATGTCCGCGTTTTTCAGGATGTCAGCGTTCATCACGCATCACCCTTTTTGCGGCGTTTGGTGGCCTTCTCAGGGGCCTCTGCCTTTTCTTCGACAGTTGCTCCGTCTTCCACCTCAGCGGGCTCCTGTGCCGCGTCTGCGGGCTCCTGTGCCGCTTCCTCGGTGACTTCAACCTCAGCGGGCTCAGGGATTTCAGCACCAGGGGGATAATACTTGCCGTTGTACTTCACGGCATAGCCAAACTTGGGCATGTCAGCGCCCTCCTTTCATGTGGTTGTTCGCTTCCGCTTACTCGCTGACGACCTGCAGCGCGTAGCACTCGTCAAGGCGCTCGAAGGAAGGCAGCACGATCTCGGAAACGGTGGTCTTGGTGTTGACGGGATCGCTGGTGATGGTCACAGCGACGGCAACGCCGGTATTGACGATGGAGACGTTGGCCTCGCCGGAACCGGCCAGGGTGCGCTCCTCGGGAGTGGTGCCGTACCAGGTCTTGCCGACGGAACCGTTGGGCAGCATCATGACGATGTTGTCGGGGTAGAAGGCCTTGGTGTTGCCAGCCTCATCCTTGAACTTCTTGGTGTAGATGACGATGCGGATGTTCAGAGCGTCCTGCACGAAGTTCTGCACCAGCTTGTCGGTGTAGAAGACGTTGGCGGTCACGTTCTGGGCCAGCACGCCGGACTGGACACGCTTGGAGTCCTTGATCAGCTTGAAGGTGGCCTTGGACATCAGCAGCACTTCGGGGCGGTTGCCGGAAGCAGCTTCCTGAGCATCCAGGGCGGCCTCGATGTCAGCCAGGGGATCGCAGGTTTCGGGAGCGTTCCACATATCCTCGGCAGTCTCGATCTTCATGAAGTGCTCGGCCTTCCAGGTGCCTTCGGGGTCGTAGTTGTAGGTGTAGTTCACACCGTTGGCAGCGATGTTGATGCCGACATTGCCCTCCAGGGGAGCCAGCAGCTGCATGCGCATGCGCTCGGGCACGACGTTCGCGCCGTCCACCAGGGTGCGGGTGTCGTCGAAGATGTTGTCCAGGATGGAAGCGGCGTAGGGATCGTTGGAATCCTTGACGCGCATGATCTCCTGCTCATCCTTCTCCTTCACGAGCATGGACTCGCGGAAGAAGGGCATCTCGGTCTCGTTGTAGGCGATGCCAACGCGGTCACGGAAGGTGGACTTGGCATCGAAGGCAGAAGGCATCAGGGAGACGGCCAGACCACGGTGGCCCTTGAACCACTTCAGGTCAAGACCGGCCTTTTTCTGAGAGGGGAAGAAGCCGCCGCCCAGATAATCCTGCTTGTTGCTCGCGGCCTCAGTCCAGTTGGCCGCAATCGCTTTCGCGGTAAAAATATCAGTGAGATTCATAATTTAGTTTCCTCCTTCTTCGCCGTTCGATTCTTCTTCGCCGTTCGATTCTTCTTCGTCGTTCGATTCTTCTTCGTCGTTCGATTCAATTACAACGAGCGGCATAAAAACAACGCCTTTAAGTGCTGTAACAGCGTCAGAATCGGGTTCCACAGGCAGCTTAGCCTTCTTGATAAAGCCATGAATGACGACGGTGCCGTTGGGGTTGTCTTCCTTCACGACATCGGTCAGCAGCACGCCGATGGCGGTCGCGTCGTTCTTGGGCACAATGGTGCCAGCAGGGATGATGCCCTTATCGTTCGCCTCGATGGCGGAGCAGTCATAGGGCATGGCGACATAGTGGTCGTTGTGCAGGATTTCCACCTTGGGAGTCACTGCATGAGTGCGATATTTCATGATTACTTACCTCCAAGTCCGTAAGAGTCGAGAATAGACCGAGACTTCTGATTGACCGCCGCAGCATTCTTGCCGCTGCGGGTAGCGTAGTCGTTCTCGCCGCCAGCGTTGGCAGCGGTATCGGTACTCACGCCAGGGGTGCGGCCTGCGTCCTTGAAACGAGCATCGACCTGAATCTTGACCAGGCGCTCAACATGGTTTTTGATGGCGGTGACGTTCTTCTTGATGCCTTCCTCGTCCTCGGCCATGACGAGGTTGACAAGCTCAGTAGTAGCGTTACTGCCGTCATCAAGCCCGGCTTCCCTGATCGCGTTCATAGCGATCCACCGGTTCTCCTTTTCGGTCAGCTCCTTGTCGCGGTCAGCGATGGCCTTTTCCCTCTCTTTCAGGGCCAAGTCCTTGAGCTCATCGTCGGAGAGCTTTTCCTTCTGCAGGGCCTCGAGCTGCTTGCGGAGCTGCTTGTTCTCGTTGCCCAGCTTGTTGGTGGCGCGGTCAACAGCGCTCTGGATCAGGGATTCGAGCTTGCTGTTGTCGCCCGCGGGCTGCTGCGCTGCTGCAGGATTGCTTGCCGCCGGGGTGGTCGGCTGCTCTGCCGCGGGAGCGGTTGCCGGGGTAGTGGTCGTTGCTTCGTCTGCCATAGGGGATTCCTCCTTGTTTTGAGTTCCTGTGGTTGACACAGGCCCACATATTTATGAGTACACACCATCGCGCCCACGGAACGAGTTCGCGGTGATGAGTCCACCTGTTTGAATG